GGGGGTGTTGCCAGCTTCGAGCCAGGCTAGGTAGGCGGCGTAGTCGGTATTGGCGGGGTCCGGGGGGATGAAGGCGTTGTCCGCAAGGCGGAGGATGCTGGTGCTGGTGGTGAGTTGGTAGGTCATTGGGGGTTACAGTTCCGCAGAAACAGAAACTTGATAACTGCCAGAGCTATTCGCGGTGCCGGAACCAGTACCAGAAACCAAATGTGTGTTTGTAGAGCTAACTTGAGTCGCTGTGTAAGATGTTGAAAAAGTGCTTGAAATGTTTGTCATGGTCGGGTTTGTTCGCAATCCCGCAAGGCCATATCCAGAAAAAAATGTTCCATCAGAACGTGTAATAAAAGCAGATGTAGCAAGCGTGTAATACCTCTGACACAACGCCAACTCCGCCCCAAACGACCTGCGCTCAAACGGTGTCGCGACGGTGCCGGGTTCCAGTTGGACGCCGGTGAGGTAGAAGGTGGCGCCGTTGGTGCCGATGACAGAGGTGGCTCCGGTGGCGGAGTAATATCCGGCACCAGCCCAAGCTGAGGCCGTGCCTGAGTATGTTGAACCTACTCCAAGTCCCCAGAATATGGTTATTCCTCGCCCTGTATCAGTAAGCCACGTTCCTGTAGTATCACCAGGGATGGTAATAGTTTTGTATTCAAACGTATTAGCAGAACTAATTGCAAAAGTAAAAGGATAAGATCGGTTGACAGCGTTGTTTGTTGCAGAACCACCGAACGTGCCTGTCAAGCTAGAACGGACCCAAAAAGACAATGTAATTGTTTTAGCGTTTGCTGTGCCCCACGCCAAATCGTCAACATTTAATCCTTCAACATGCTGCCTGATCCAAACGCTTTGAGTAGCTCCTAAAGACGAATCGGCAGTTGTGGTTGTAAGCAAAAAAGAATTGGTAAAACCAGTCGGAGCAGTTGTTGACCGTTGTGCGGTCATGCCACCGTCCGTGTCTTCCTGTCCGTTCCAGCGGTCAATGATGTAAGCGTCTCCTGCGGTTAACGCCACCGACGCCCCAGCGTTTCTCTGGTCAATCCGCATGTCGCCGTTGATGATGCGGTTTCGGGTGCCTGCCAGTTGGCCACCGTTGAGGCTTGTTACGGTTGTGGCACCAAATGTAGGGCTCTGTGCAGAGGTCCCGCTAATAAGTTGTGCAGTAGTCTGGCTCATGTTTTTTCTTTCTTACCTTCCATTCTACAGGCGCACTTTTTGCACGTGGCCCAGGTTTTGTCACCAGGGATTGGCTCCATGGCTACGTCCCAGTCATCGTAGCTGTCGTCGTTACGCAATTTCTTGGCAAGTTCTGCTGCCCAACTGCGGATTAAATGCGTAGGCACGGTCACACTGGGCGAACTAGTGAATTTCTAAGTTGACGCATGCGTTGTTGAAGTTGTTCAGGTGTGGGCATTGGCAAACGCGGTCCCTGCCTTTCTTTTATCCACTTGTCAACAATAGGTGAATCAATGTCGGGTCCCATAACATCGAAGCTTGGTTCCATGGCAACATTAGATGGTGATTGATACTGATAACCAAACCCTTGTGGTGATTGGTTTGAACCAGCACTGTAGGCACCACCGGATCCTTCGCTGAAGTTGGGGATGTCAGTTCCTGATTGAGAGTAATCTTGACTTGCAGAAGAAAGTTGCTGCCACATTTTTGCTTTATTTAATGCCGTAGTGAAGTCAGGATTCCATCCACGCCAACCTTCTTGAAGGTGTGGATTTGTTTTGTAGGTCTTGCCGTCATCAGGATCGCGATAAGTTCCTTCTTTGATTACAGGCGCAAACGTCATGGTTATTAGAGGCCTTGAACTTTATTGATGAACATGCCGCCAAGTGTATTTTTTAAGGCATCACCCCAAGGGCTTTTCATTACATAATCTAGAAAGTTTGTGCCAGGGTTTTGTGCTTCTGGGGTTGTAGGAAGATTTGGCATCCCGGTTGCTCCAGCGGTATATTTTGCTGCTTCGGCTTGAGCAGGTGCAAAAGCGCCGCTAATTGCGTTGCCTTGTTGTTGAGGAGGGGCGGGTACTGAGTTGGCAGGTTGACCAAAAGGATTGGGGCTGCCGGCGGGTGCATTGTATTGGCCTTTTGCCATAGCCGCTTTGATTGCTTCGTCGCTAGGTCCTGATGTCGGTGCGCCACCGCCAATTCCCTTCCACAGTTCTTCCATTGAGGGTACGTCACCACGTCCCTGCATCAGGGGGTTGAAAGTGCCTACAGCACCTCCTGGCTGGACCATTTTGGTGCTGGCGTTCAGTCCCCTCCAGATGTCCATGCCTTGGTCTTGGGCTTCCTGGGCGGCGCCTGGGAGGGGTCCTTTGGAGGGATCATAGCCTTCCAAAGATTGACGCGCAAGGATTGCTTGGTTGTTATATGCGGTCATGCGTTGACGGTACTCTTCACCAATTCCGTCTTGACCTTGAACTATGGCATTGGGGTTAGAACCATTGGGTCCGGCGCCAGCGGTGGAAACTTGGTCACGGGAAGCAGGAGCAGGTGTAGAAGCAATTCCGTTTGCTCTAGCGTAATTATTCCAATCAGTTTCAGCTTGCTGGCCGCTATAACTAGGTTTTTTTAACAAGCGCCCAGTTACTGCGTCGTATATATTACCTTGAACATCGGTATATGCGGGCATTGCTGACCTGGTGCCATATCCTGAATACCAAGCAAAATTGCCGCCTGGGGTATTTGTAGATGAATTTTCCCAAGCAGCATTAAGCCGTGCTGCTGAGCTTGGTGTCCATTGAGCACCTTTGTACTTGGGTTTAGGTGTTGACTGTCCTGGGAATGCCATGGGATCTAGTGTGGTGCCTCGTAGATTTTGTGATGCAACGAAGCAACTTCTAACTTTATCGTTATTACAATTGTATCACTGGCAATGATGAGGGTTATGAGGGTTATTCAGGAGTTTCCGAATGGAACAACGATTGAACTTGGTGAGGATGGGCATGGCAATCAGGTGCACAGGGTTTGTAATGTTTCAGGTTCTATGTGTCGATATGTCGAGCCGCACCATTGTGCCGCCGCTTATGCACAGCAATATGATGAGTATTACTGCGCTAAGAGTGAGATAGGGGCATAAATTGGGCGGTTACGTTAATAAAGTAGTGAAAACGGTTCTTGTTATCGTTAGGGGGTAAGGATGTACTACCGCAAATCGCTTGGTATGACAGGGATTTTTTTGGACGTACAGAGTATGCCAAATTAAGGTGGGTTTACTCTTAATGAAGAGAGTTGTGGTTCTAACCTGTAAAGAACATCCGTATGCAACTTTTGTTACGTACCAATGTTCTTTACAAGTTAGAACCACCAATTGTCTTTAATAGAGTAAAAGGGCAAATAATCGCATACTCTGTACGTTAAAACCCCCTACCCCGAGACCCTTGACACCGCAACCGTTTTGACCTAGTTTTAATTGGTACGCAACTTACCCCTACCATGCAGCTCCTGGATTTCTTCAAAGAAAACTACCTGACCGAGCAAAACCTCCTGTTTTTTGTCAGCGTTCTGAATCGGTTTCAGTCCCAGCTGGGGGCAGAAGCCTGTTGGTGCCTCAAAACCAGTAATCACAGCAAGCTGCAGGGGTTTACAACCAGTCACAGTTCGCGGCCCCTATATAAAGGACGGGATGCACGGATCTTGGTGATGGCAGCAGTCGATCAGTATCAAGACGAGTCTCAACCTGTAGTGGTTAGACGGCACCAATGCAAGTCAGCACACTGCCTAAACCCAAACCACTACTACTTCGGGTCCAAAACAGACGTGTGCTTCGAGCGCGGCCAACGCAAAGGAAGCCTCATCACTCCAGCAGTGGTCAAGGAGCTACGGGCTGCGCATATGGAGAACAAAACGTACGCTGCCCTTGCGCGGCAATACAAAATCCCTTACCATATTGTTCGGCGGATCTGCGCTTACGAGGCTTATGACTGACAATTTTTCTCAAATTCTTCTTAAGAACAGTGAAGCCATCCAAAATCAATTTCCTGAAGAAGCTCATGAAGCAAGCGAAATCTTAAGAAAAAATGAAGACATCCTTTGCCTGTGGCACAAAAAGAAACAGCCCGGCCACAAAGGAAAGTTTGGATTGATGTATGAATGCCTTGATTGCATGGAGGAAATCCAGAATGGCAGGTGCGCTATCGACGTAAAAAACTTCAGTTTCGACACCTACTGGCAGGTCAAGAAGTTTTGGGAGAAGGTTGAAATTAAAAAAGCAACCATGTGTTGGCCATGGATCGGCGCCACGAAGAAAAAGAACACAGAAACAGCCGCGTACATGCCAAGCCCCGCCCACAGCGGTCGAATCCAATCGGCAGCACGGGTTGCCTTCTGGACATCAAGGGGTTACACCGGACGGATGCGCGTGTTCCACCAATCGGGTTGCGATATGTTGTGTTGTAATCCACTTCATTTGCAGCTCCGTGAGCTAGAATCAATTCCCGTCCCTACAAAAGCTCCCGTTGTGAACTTAAGTTACGGGAACATCTTTGATCATGCCAGAGCCGCAAATGTCTAAGCCCACATCCAAAATCAGCCGAGTGCTGCCCAGTAATTACCACGAAGAAACACGTCAATATGCAGGTCATGTTTACATTGGTGGCACCAATCATTGGACCAAATGGTTTGAGGATAAAGAAGAAGCAGCCCTAGAGCTACGTTGCCTGGAGAAAAGGCTGAGCTTTGAAACAATTGAAACTGTTGAAAAAGAGGGCATGTATCCCGATCGTGCTAAAGTGATGGAAGAAAAGTATCAAGCTAGTGGCCGCACTGACGGTCTTTACACTGGCCTAATGACAGAAGATGGCCAGGTTTCTAACAACACTTCCTGCTAACTCAGGTTATTATAATCTTGGCTCAGTACAGGCCTATCCCACTGGCGGATCCGGGCCAACTGCTTATGGTCCTACGTCATATTTTGGAAGTGATCCCTTGCCTTCACGGACAGGGGATTCAATTAATACTGCGCAAGATCTTGGCGATTTTGCTAATATTTTTAAATCTATTACGCTGACAAGTACGCACGGTGGCAACACACGGATTCAATCTACGTTTTACAAATTAACGCTAACAAAACCAAGGGCGTTGCTTCTTTCACAGAATTACAGCCCTACCTCATATCAATCAAATACAAATCGAAACACAATTGTTTCTTTTTACAAAGTAGAAGATGGAACCCATCGTCGGGAACTTCCTATCAATGATGAAGGTTATGTTTATAAGCAAACGGGGCTGAACGAAGAAGATTCTTCTGACGGAAACGTCGGTTATTTACACGATTACCCAAGCGAACAACTTGATCCTGGCACTTACATAATGCTGATAACGAACGATATTCGTTATCTAGCCACTACTTATTCACTTACGTTATTTTCCGTCAATGGCGATTGGCGTTATGTTAATGAAGAAATTTTAGAATCCGCTGATTTTGGTTTAATAATTGAAGGATCAGTGGCAACTTTAGATTTTGGTGATTTAACAGTGCTCAAAAGAAGGAGCGATTATCCTTATTCAACGGTCAGTGGCTTAGGGTACACGCGAGAAGGCGTTTCACCATAACAAAACATCTGCTAACCTGTTTAAATCCAGGAGAATCCCATGAAAGTTGTTACGTTTCAAGAATTGGAAGCTTCTTTCGAGCAAATCCTGGAAGACATCGAAGTCAATAAAGAACACTACAGGATTCAACGGGAGGACGGAGAAGACGTAATGCTCGTTCCCGCCGAAACCTACACAGTGTTAAAAGATGTGTACACGGATTGGGTTGAAGAACCGCAAAACGAGCCGCCCATAGAGCAGTTTGATCCGTACCCGCTCCCTATGGAGTACATTGCAGACGCTGAACCTGAGACGTTTTAACTTGTCGCTTTTACGAGTACCCTGCGCCTTCTGCCCATGAGGGACGTTCTTTTGCAACTTGCGCAGGTTTGTCACCAGCACGGCTTAGAGCTTCAGCATAATCTTGCTGTGATTGTGAGAAATTAGTAGCTGCTGCTTGTTGTGCAGGAGCAAACTTGTTATCGACACCACTGGTTGCACGGGTGTACTTGTCTCCAGTGGGAAGGCTGGCTAGGTAAGTTCCGGCAGCTTGCATATTCACGCCAGCATTTTGCGCCCTGAGCTGAGCTGGGGTGCCTGCTTGCGCGTACAATGTGTCTTGAGCCGTTTGTGTTTGACTTTGAAGCCGCGCCAAGTAATCCGCAGTGTGCGCAAAACTTTCCTTAGGAATTACCGATTGGTAAACCGTAGGAGCGGTGGGAGACGGCATAACTGTAGTCGGAGGTGAACCACCCATAATTCTTACTTCTTAATCTGCACTTGTATGCTAATTTTATCAGTTACGAATCCATAAAGATGTTGGACACCAACAACTCCCAAGGGTCCCAAGATCAGAACCAAAAGCAACTCAGCAACAGTGATGGGCCTGGACATAAAAAGGAGTGCACTTCTATGGATGAGTTTAGCCTCCTTTTGTCAAAAGTGTCCACCGCTGTGCTATGGAAAACACTGATGACTCAACAACAACGATTAATAGCCACGGCTTTATGGCAGGCCTGCAACTATGGCGGGAGACCAAAGCCTGGTGATCTTAAACACATGGAAAAGAAACGTGATTACGCAGAGTGGGTTTTACGAATTGATCACCGCCAGCAAGTAGAAAAAGCCAAAAAGCAGGGTAAGCTGTAACAACCAGCAACTTTGTACCAGTGGAAGAAGATCTATTTCTGCAGGAAGAAGAACCACTCACGGATGGGGTAGCATCACTCACAGAAGAGGTAGCTCCTGTAACACCTGCCAGAGCCACCAAATACCTTAGCTACCGCTTCACGGGACTTGATATTGATACTGTCACTGTTGATAACTACGAAAACCTCATGCGACCTTCACTTGCTGAGCAGGTGAGCATGTTCATTCCTCTCTCTGGTAGTTTTAAAACGCCTGATCTGCGCCGTTACCTTGAGCTACTAAAAACATACGAGACTAGTACAAATGATCTAATCCTTGGGTTCTCTCTGGCGGATCAAATTAGGGTAACGTTTAGCGACATGAAACCTGCCACCATCTGTGAGAAGTTCCCGGACATTGATCTTGTCACAAAACGACGGTACCGTTGTGTAGCCGAATACCTTATACGGCAAGGCGAACTGACCAAAGTTAAAGATGAAAACGGTAAACTAGTTAAGAAAATAGGGAACATGGGCAAAGCAGTGGTCATTTATGAGCCACTACCCAAGATCCGCCAAACCCTCCAACGCTCAGGACTTGCTGAGTACATAAAAAATGAACAACCAACGCAAGAAGCTGCTGTCGAAACTCAACCTGGCGAACCCAGCACCGGAGGAACGGATCCTGACGCAACTGACGATTGAACGTATCTGCGCAGATATGTGCGATTTCTATGAAAAATTCTATGCACAAGAGGGCCCTGGCACCATTGTGTATGTTCCCGATGCAGAAAAAGAGGAGGACTCAATGTTCTTTTTATCGGTGGATTGTTTGATTTCAGCAGTTGATGACCTCAGCCGCCAGGAGTTAGAAGGTCCTGCAGAAGTAATGCGAAAGGCCATCGCCAGGGCAGAAGCACTGGACCCTGAAAAAGAAGCGCTTTTCATCATCCAGGATAAAGAGCACCTGGCGCTTGTACACTACAACCGCGAAAAGTCTGCGTCAAAACTAACCATTACGTGAAAATACGCCCCTGGCTTTCTAAAACTCAATTCTTAGCAAAAATACGCCACATTGAGGAGGATTGGCTTACACCAGTCGAGTATCTTCCTTATATTGACGCGGTCATAGGGGACATTGATTTAGATCCGTGTTCCACGCACCACGCAAATAATGAATTCCTAAAAGCAAAACAAATTTATACCCTTAAAGAAGATGGTTTAAATATCGATATCCCTTGGACAGGAACCACGTATTTGTTTCCTCCTACTTACGGAAGATGTTCTCATAATAAAGAGCGTGGCACCATCAGATGGTCACTTAGTAGAGGCAAGTGGTCGCCATCGCACGCTTGGTTTAACCGACTAGAGCGTGAATGGAAGTTACGCAACGTACCAGAGGCACTATTTTTTACAACAAATCCTGAATTAATGCGTACTAATCAAAATATTTGGAACTATCCAATTTGCATTCCCCAAAAACGTTGTAATCTGGTACATGGCAAGTACATGGCAGTAACGCTCCCAGGGCATAGCTGGGGTTACTTTATCTACTTACCTAAAATGGAGTACGGATTTAGCCAGGTTGATAAATTTGTTGATGTATTCTCAAACCTTGGCAAAGTAATCTACTGATTGACGTTTTCAAGGCGACGTTGCGTTGGACTGCGCGGCGCCCCAAACGCGTTCTTAAATCTGTAAGTGGCGTCACCAGGTCCTGAAGCAATGAAGTGGCCGTCCTCTTTGCTGTCTTGCGTAAACGTAGAGCGCTGCTGTATCCTGCGTTCGGCAAGAGATTTTGCTAACGCACGTTTTCCCGATTGGTCATCTACAGCACCTTTCATGCCCTGGCGACGATTATCAACGTCGTAATTCGTGCTAGCCTTTGGTTCCATAACATCATTCTGCCAGGGATAAACCCATGAGTTTTACTAAGACTCAATTAAATATTGCCCAGGTGTGTGAGGAAATTAAAACATTGCTCTTAGAAAAAAATGCCAAGTACGGTGACTCAGCGTTAAATCCTGCGCGCATTTTTAGCAAAGCAAGCACGGTAGAGCAGCTTCTTGTGCGTATTGACGACAAACTAAACCGCATTCAAAAAGGAGCCGGTTTACTCGCCAATGATGAAGACGTTGTTCAAGACTTGATTGGATATTTGGTACTGCTTAAAATTGCATTAGCGCAATCTGCAGATCAAAGTTAATGGACGCCGATGAGATCTTACGCAATTACTCTCCTGAACTGCAGTTAATAGATATGTTGGATTGGTTGCAAAACACTAGAGGTTTCGAGGCGAACCCAATCCCCCCTGCTCTTGATTCCAGTATCTCCAAAACCGCCGCAGAGTTTCTTCGGACGGATCCCACTCCAGGAGTTTCCGCTCAAGATATTCTATTGCTTTGATTTGGTTTGGTGTCCCCATGTAACTTTCGCCAAGGTTAAGAAGGCATTGCTTCAGCGGACACTTATGCTCAGTAAAAAGAGGAACTTCAGCGTCTGGCGCCAGGTAGAGATTTAGCTCAACCCTGCGGCGCCTTTTTAACAAGGAATTGACGTATCTATATTCAGGATTTATAAACGGACTCCACTCTTTTATGATTGCATTCTTTGTCGCACGCTCATTAATAAGCTTCAATAAGTTAGATTGCTTAAACGCAATCAAGCCGACGCTGTGCGCATAACCAACAATTGCCGCACGTTTTTTAACGTTGAGCGGCATGTAAACATAACTAGAAAAATCAACGCAGAAATCTTCTAGGTCTCTAACTAACTGAGCATCAACTTCTTTTTGTGTTGTTTTAAAATGTGGTCCAGCCCACACCTTGCCGATGCGCTTGCTGCCATAGCCAATGCGCCACTCACCGTGCTCAGTTTTATAGCTAGCAAAACGGCCAAGACCGATTTCAGTCCTGGCCACAGTGTACGTTTTGATTAAGCGGACAGCAAGGTCGCTAAGGAAAGGGCTGACGTATTGATCAGGGAATAACGACGCTGCCGGTGTATGAGGCTTCACTGTAACTATCAAACGACATCAAGACAATATAGTCCTTTGTTGCGTCAGTAACGGTCACAGCCACAACGCCTTTTTCTTTGCCAGCCTTGGCGATATTAAAATATTTGAAGTATCCAGTGGGGGCAGAGCCTGCCGAATAGGAATCTTCTCTAAAAATTTCAATGTCGTTCAGAGCAGAGCTTTTGTCAATTTTGACAATAATGTCTCCAGTGGCTGCAGGATTTACGCGGAAACCTCTGGTTAAGTCGCCAACATTACCCGCAGCAGTGGGGCCAACGTAGGTGATCTCAGAACCGGCACTGACTTGCAGTCTGTCCAGGGTGCCTTTAATTGTGCGAGTGACGGCCATTGCTATTAAGAGAGTTGGTTTTCGGTGAGATAGTTGAAGGTGATGTCAGCGTCAATACCATGTTCCTTGAGAACCATAAAGAACATTTGACGATCCATCATTTTTTGATGGAGCATGTCAATGAACGCTTCTTCTAGTTCGTCTCGGTCCAGGTTTTTAATCGCAAAAGCCGCTGCATGCACAGCAAACTCCTGATCGACAGATAAACTCAGGGCATCGGCGTCCATCAAAAGGCCCAATCTATGACGTAATTCTAACAGCCGTGATTTAAAAGCGCCTAAACTTTGTAAGAAAGCGGACTCAACGGCACGTAACGACGATCATCAGCAATTGACGGGGGGTCTTCAAGATTTTTAAAATACCCTTGAGCTGACTGTGGTAATCGTTCCGCAGTGTACTGGTGAAGATGGTTTTTTGCGGAGGAATCGATTGCCATGTTGCGCCCTATCAGGTTTCAAGAAGTAGTTACCAAGACCATAACTTGTAAAAAAAGTACACGCAAAAATCAATGCTGCTGCTTCCACTTGCCATAGGCGCTTTTATCCACTATATTTTATCTAACCTGCATTTTTAAAGTTGGAACAAAACGCGCTGGCATATGAAATAATGAAAGCCGCCGTCAGCGGGGTCAGTAAGACACAGATTATCAAATACATAAAAGAAACTTATGATCAATCAGATGAACAAATAAAACAACTTCTGCGCCTCTGTAATTTCAAAAGTAAACCAAAAACAATCAACTACAAAGCATTTGCTGCTCGTTCATTTACCGGTGGGGCCAGGCGACTTCACTTTCCCTTTACACAACTTTACATAGCAGATGACTTTCTAACAGCCGATGAATGCCAAGAATTAATTAAAGCTTCTGCTACTATTCTGCGCCCCTCAACAGTTGCAGATCCTGGTGACACAAAAGCAGTGACAAAATATCGCACCAGTAAAACAGCAGACTTGCATTACTTTAATTCTCTTTTTTTAAATTACGTTGATAATAAAATTGCAGATTTTATGGGGCTTAACCCTTTCCTTGGGGAGACCCTGCAAGCGCAAAAGTATGCTCCAGGGCAATACTATAAAAAACACACCGATTACTTTTGTCCGTTAGCAAAAGAATTTAAAACCTACACTGAGTGGATGGGACAACGCACGTGGACGACAATGGTTTATCTTAATGACGTTGAAGAAGGCGGTGAAACTTATTTTAAACATTTGAAATTAAAAATTAAACCAACCGCTGGCAAAGCCGTTATTTGGAACAATCTTTACGCCAGTGGAATCCCCAATCCAAAGACACTTCATGAAGCGCTGCCTCCTATTAGTGGTGATAAATATGTGGTCACCAAGTGGTGGCGCAGTTGGCCGTTAATTTAGTTAGCGGAGATAGAAAAGGTTACTTTGGCTGTAGTTCCCCCAGTTTCTTGCAGAAAGTTTGCACGTACCTGATTTACAGGATTGCCAGTGACGTTGTAAATGTATGTACCATTTTCAGTAATAGTGTTTGAAAGCATTGGTCCAAAATTTACCCTATCAACACTACCATCCAGGCGAACAACAACTGACGTATTAATACCACTGACAGTAACAGATAAAGTGTAGTTCCTGGTAGACAGATAATTGATGACGTAAACATCGTACACTTCAGTGACTCCAGGGGCTGTCAGGGCAGTTGGATGAAAGAAAAGCGTTTGTTGGTAGCCTTCAAAAGAGCTCATAAAAATTTCTCATGACCCTGAATAGATCCTGATAACCTAGCACAAAAGTAACTTTTGCTCGTTGTTCTGTTATCCAGTCATTAGTATCGATATTTGCAACGGTCACCATCAAGGTGTAGTTCCGAGTTGAGAGGTAGTTTGGCGTATAAACGTCATACGCTTCGGTAACGCCAGGTGCCGAAAGAGTTGGCGGTGCAAAAAATACTGTTTGCTGGTAACTCTCGAAATAACTCATGGCTTAAATGGGGAGCTACACGGCCCCCCACAGCATGACACGTATTCTGTATTGTATTAAGCCTGTGCTTCAGTCCAAGAAATACGAGCAGCAATACTAGAAGTAGCTGCTGTAAGACTTGTTACTTTAACTGTAACCACGTCGGGGCCGTCGGGGTACAGGTTAACTGTGCTCGTCGGAACTGCTGTAGTTGTACCGCCGCCAAGGATGCTGTTACCTAGATCACGCACCAAGGTCAAATCTTGTTGCACAACACTCGGTGTGTACACGAAGAAGGACAAGATACTTTCACCACCTGTGATTGTAGTGGCGCCAGTAGCAGAGTGTGTTGCAATTTGGGCAAGACTGGAGCCACCCGCAGCAGTAAATGCCCCCGCACCGGTTCCGCCTAACCTGCCATTAAGAATTAACTCCACCCTAAAGATAACTGCAGAACCTGTAGCAACTACGTCCATCTGACGTAAAGTAAGCTGCATGCGATTAATAAGATCACGTGCACCAAGAAGTCCAGTAATACCAGAGTCGACGGTTGGCGCCAAACGGATACTTAGTAGCGCAACGTTAGCAGCACTGGCTGCAAGAGCGGCTGGGGCTCCCAAACCTGCTTGGAAAATGAAAGACTTATCGTCGTCGTAGCGACCGTCCATAATCACCGCAGATCCCCAGTGAGACACGGTCGCCGTAGCTTGCGCTGGAAACGCCGTAACTTGAATTGGAGCTGTAGCACTATAGGTAAACGTTTGTGCGGTAGCGTTACCACCGCCTCCGCTTAAGTTTCCAGAGCCACTGATGTTAACAACAGCCCTAGTTAAACCAGTAAAAGTTGTTGAAGTTTTGCTGTTATAGCGAATGTATTCAATTGCTGCTCCAGTATTACCCGAAGCAGTGACAATAAGAACACCTGATTGCGGGAAATTTGCAGTACTTGCAACAGTTAACGTGTCGACCTGTGTATTAGCCAAAGTTGCAGCCAAAGTTGTCATTATTGACAGCGTATTTGATTCATATCGTGAACAAATATTGCCTGAACGCATGTAAGCTTCCGTATTCCGGTTGCTATTAACAATGCGGTGGCAATAAATAACTTCACCTTTTTGATCTTTGAATCCAAATCGAATTGCGCCAGCACCGTACCAAGAGTAGTCGATGTAGAACATCTGCATCTTGGTAAGATCTAGATTAAATCTGGTAGAACCAAAGCCGTCACAACGATCAATGTTCCACTGGGACTGCGGAATTTTTTCTTCAATACGCTTACTAACAATACAGTTTGAAACGTTGGTAGTTGAACGGTATTCTGGGTAAATAATTAAAGCAGTATCACTTGTAATTGTTTGCACAACATAAGACATACCGCGAATTACGATATAATCGCCAGGATTTAATTGTTTTGAAAATAAAGTACTTGTACCAGTTACAGAAGAACTCCCTGCGTTTACTGCAATTCTGCCTGAAATTTGCGTAGTAGAACTGCGCTTAACTGCATATAAAACCTGACCATCAAACTCAAAGAAAAACCCATTTTGTTCGTCAAACAACCCAGTGCGATTTCTAGATCCGTACCAGCTAGCGGGGTTTACGGTAAGAGGAAAACCTGTAGCAGGTGTAGCGCTTGGGGTAGCTGCGGCAGTATAAGTAAAACTTAAATCGGTAGGTACAGTCTGGACCAAAAATGTTCCGTTATACGCTGTTTCGTTACAGCCTGAAACAACAACAAAAGGGCCGCCAGGTTGTGGGTATAGCGTAGAAGTTGTACCAGCAGACGCTGTGATTGAGCCAGTGGGGGCGTTAATGACGTCAAACTGGAACGATGTAGCGTTTACAACATTTTTAATTACCCAAGTACCGTTGGGAGGATTAGTTGTTGCGGTGGTTCCAGTAACAAAAATGGTGTCGCCAACGATAAAACCGTGGTTAGCAGTTGTAGTGCAAGTTACGGTTAAACCGCTGTTGAATGAGCTGTTATTTATAAAAGCAGCACCAGCAGAAGCACTAACAGCAATACCAGTACTCGCAGCAAAGTTACCGTTAAAGTTGTGAGGATTCTTTAAGTTAACGGTAACCGTAGTACCTGAAGATGTAATGCTATCAACGTTAAGTGCTGGCTTCAAGCAAGTACCCGTACTGAACTGGATACCTTTACCTGACTGATAACGAAAATAACGGCGAGTCTGACGAATTAATTGATTACCAGAGTAAGGGTAACCAACTGAGAATGCAACACCTCCATCGAAAGAACGGTGAATAATGCTGCCGTATGGGCGAGGATAAAGGTTTGTAGTGCCCGCAGTATTAGCAATTGCGATTGTCGGGGCAGTAATAACAACAAAAGTAAAAGTATTAGAGGTAGGCGTTGTTTGTACAACCCATGATCCATTAGGTGCAGGAGTACCGCCAGTAGTACCAGTTACGTAAACAGCATCTCCAGCTGTTAAACCATGCGCGTTTGTAGTAGTACAAGTAATAGTGGTACCGCTAAACGTAAACGCTGTTGTTCCTGTTAAGGGAATACCTGATCCCGTATAAAAGTTACCACTAAAAACATAAGTTTTAGTGACATCGTAAATAGAACCAGCGGAAATTGTATTAATTGCTACATAAGTAAAATTCACACCAGCGCTGGCAGTGTCTACCAAGAACCAACCATTGGCCAAGGGATTGGTTGTGTCCTGGATAAAAACAGGAGTACCAACTGCTGGAGGAGTTGTCGTGGTGACAGTAACAACACGGGTACCAACACCAGCAACTGCTGTAACAACTAGTGGGAGTGTAACGTCATAAAAAGCACTGGGCCTGTTGTTAAGCAGGTTTAGTGTTTCCCATTTAGTGGATTGAGTACTGTATTCAAAGTCAGTATCAATCAGCGCCTGCGGATTGGAAACACGCAGCTTGCCAACAGGATCCTGTAGTGTTTCGCTAGGAGCGATGGAAACAGGATTGTAAAAACGATCTGTCCCGTCCGGGAACATGTGTTGGAACGAAGTTGCAGGCACTGACTTTACCCTTAACGTTGGGAACTTTTTTTAATTCTAACAGCTATGACTAAGCTGCTAATGTGGTTACTTCTTAAAATCCAGGTTGGACTTGAGAAGCCATTGATTTTTCTTGTGAACACGACCACGTTCGACGCCAAGGTCGAGGGTCAGTTGATCTCCGATCTGTTCTGACATTTTAGTCAACTCTTCAAACTTCTGAGCAAGAAGGTTGTGGTTAGTTGCCAGTTGGAGAATAATCCCTTCTTGGTTAAAACAGCTATCCAAGGGAACCTCAGGCATTGTTGAGTAAATCAAATCCTCAACTGTCTTAGGTGTTGCAATATCAAGAGAACGAATATGTTCAGCAATTGTGTCATTGCCGTCCTCTAGCTCCTGGTAGATGCGTTCTGTTAAGAGGTGAATTTGATAAAACTTACCTCCCATCAAGTTCCAATGAACGAGTTGAGTCTGGTGATAAACGTAAACTGAGTCACGAAAGCACTGCGTTAAATGGCAGTAGCAAGTAGTTGACTTGTCGGTTGTAGATTTTGCCACTAGATTACCAAGCCGTGGTAGGCCACTTTAAACTCATTATACGCGAAGCTGGCTCACCACTTAATTTTATCCGCCCAATACGCCGCTGAACTCTTGCCTTTTGCAATATTTTTTGCATGCCTTGCTTTAAAACTTGCGCGCTTTCTCTTCATGCGTTCAGTTTCTCCAGCCTTTGGTTTACCTGCTGTTTCGGCACCTTGTTCTCCAAAGCGAATAATCTTTTCTCCGCCAGGGACACCCTCACCGCAAGCCTTAACAATATGCGACTTATTCGGATGCCCTGGGGTTCTTTGAGGAGTGTTGCACTTCAAGTGTTCCTTAGATAAACGCTTGGCTTTTGCGTGATCAGCCATGATCAAACGTAATTTTCTTTATTCGCAATCAAATCTTGAGCTACTGCTCCGTTTGCTCCTTGTTGAAAAGAGCTAGGAATCCGTTCACTCTTTAATTTCTCAATAGCTTGAGCAACAGCGTCACTATAAGCACTTAAGAAAGCTTTTCCGGGTGGAATTTTCTGCGGATCAGCTTGTGATCCAGGTGAGGTTTGCATCGTGGCAGCTGTACGCAGTAGCTTGCGCTGTTGGAACTATTCTTAAGGAGCAAGGTTTTTGCTCCATCCATGTTCTTAGTTTACCAACCCTTTGCTCTGAATAATGGGGAGTTTGTTTGCACCAAGCCTCCCAGGGGCTGGAACCTTTTTTTTGATTACATGCCTGGCAAGAAGCCGCAAGGTTGTTTCTAGTATTGTGTCCTCCTTTATGTTTGGGGACGATGTGATCGATGGTGGCTGTGCATTCATCTAACTGTTGATCACAGTAAGCACATTGCCAATTCCAATCCTTAAAAATGTATTCTCGAAAACGTTTTCTTGCTCCTTTTGGGCTTAAAACAATCAGGTTGGCGAGTAAATCGTTTTCTGAATGAAACATGGAGATACATGAATCCTTTCATAAAATTACGGTGCAGATACTTGTACTGTGCGTTATGTTGGTACCGCAAGGGAGCATGGCGTAATTGGCAGCCGCATCAAATTTAAAATTTGATGGTCATTGACCGTGGGAGTTCGACCCTCCCTGCTCCCATTATCCCTCTAAAACAGAATCAAGAAGAACGGCCTCTTCTTTTTCAGCTTGTTTTAAGATTTCAATTACCTCCAGGGCGCCGCTTACTTTTAAGTAGCCTTCTTTGGTGAGGAGTAACGATGATTCTGTTGCGCGAATTTGATTTGCAAGATCAGCAAGTTGTTTCTTGAGATCAGCTTCAATTGACTCTAAGTTTTTCATGGTTTTGTTGTTAATTGGGTTATGTTAGCTGGTTACTAACGCTTAGCAAGAGGGGTTAACAAGCCTGCAAGGATCTCCAACATTTTATAAATCTTGCTTATCATAAAGTTTGATTTAGGAGTTTTAGTTGTGTTGATTACCAACAAAGCTAAAACATGCAAGTACCAGATGATAGTTGAAAAATCTTGCAGAGCTTGTGCAGTTTTATGAACACTTGCAGAAACAACGATCATTTAAATGTCCATCCCCAGCCAGTAGCACCGCCTCCAACAAAGAAACGCGGATTAAGATTTGTAAAGGAGTAGTGCTTGTTTTTGCCTGAGGTTGTTGATTGTGCTGACCAACCTCCGCCTACAAGGTCTTGCTCTCCAAACGGATCTTGTACCAGCCAGTAGGAGGGGCCATATCCAGTGATTACGATGAAGTGCCCACCGCCTTTTGGAGCATCGACAGTACCGTGGTGCAGAACACCTGCGGCAACCGGTTTTCCTTTGTCAATTTGATTTTTAACGTCAAGGCTGTCCAAGTTTGTCTTGAAGTCAGCTTTGACGCCAATATCTGCTAGCGCACCGTAATGAGCTTCCCTGGTTGTTGTATCACCATGCTTGTTGACGTAGCGGAGATAATCAACATCGTCCTTGATTCCCTTAACGCCAAGGTACTTCAAACACATGGCAATTGATGATGTTTGGCATTGGCGCCAGCCTTCTGCACCATTGTCCTGCTGCCAGAAGTAAGGGAAGTTGCGGAGGTAGCGAAGATCGCCATCTACGGCGTAGGGAGTGGGCTCTGGAGTAAGCCCAATCCAGTGGTCATCAAAGACCCACCAAGTGCCCAGGGAGCCCATATTGAGCTGTGTGTGGCCGTCTTTATGATCTACTAGGGTGCAATTTGAATACTTGCGACCCTGGTAAACCTTAGCTTTTTGATCGTTAGGAAGGGAATCTGCAGCTACTGGCGCCTTTTTAAACCACGTTTGCTGGCGAGAGGTTACGTTAATTGCGGTCAAAATAAAAACCAAACACTTGGCTTTATCTTAGCAACCTGCTCTTAGTTACTCGTACAGAATGTTGATCGACCCGGCGTCGAACGCGTCGGTGCCGCTCACGGTGGTGATGCGAACGCGGTCAAGGGTGCCGGAGAGGGTGATAGCGCCAGTGGCCATAAATTGCTGCACGCTTCCAGTTGTGGCAGCAATCAATGCAGACGCCACCCAAGTATTACCGCCAAAGCCATTGATTGTCATAACACCATTGTAGTTTGTGGCTGCAGCTGGGACTTGTCCATCAAAAAGAATTCCCGTTGTAGATGATTGACCGTTTACTCCTCCAGTCCAACCAAATCCAGATGAGGTGTACCCAGTAGTTGTCACACTGCCAGCGCCAAGCTGTATTTGCCTTGGGGAGGTTCCATTTGTACTCACCCCGTTAAACATCACCGTAATCCGCTTCACCCAGCTTGGGATGCTAGGAAAATCAATGCTGGTACCGCTGGTGCTGTTCTGTGCGGTGTCACTGACGATCGCACTGGACGATCCGTTGATGACAGCAGATGCAAAGGTCAGCGCACCGCTGCCATTGGTCTGAAGAAACTGCCCACTGGTGCCATTACTAGTCGGCAGTGTGAGTGTATTATTTCCAGCAACAGCAGGAGAAGCAATAATTACGGAGCCTGACGTTGAACCGTTTAGTTGAACACCAGACGTACTAAATGCAACAGGTGTTGACCCGTTGATACCTACACCAATTTGACCGGAACCGCTACGGTAGAATCCAGTGGTGGTTTGGCTAGAAAATGTAATGCTTGGGACGGATGCTGTACCGTCAGGATATGAAACGCCTGCACTAACACGATCAGCGCCAGCAAGAACTACGCCCCAAAAAGCTTCACCAGTTTTGGGAGCAGAACTAAAAACAATATTGCTACCCGAGAATCTAAAACCTTCAGTACCTGTGGAGTCCGGTTTCTGTGGTACGCCACCGACAGAAATCAAGATGTTCTGTTCGTTGAGAGGGAATGGTACAGGTGTAACACCGTTAACAGTAAGCGCAAATGATGTAGTTGTTCCGTTAAAACTAGCAGTTAAACTATCAATTAATTTGTAGCTAGAAAAAGCTACGCCTAAATTGTTCCCTAAATATGGCATTTTTACTCCACTTCAGTAGTATCAATTGTAGCTTCCGCAGGCTCTGGGGCGATTGTTAACTCCTCTACAGTAACGGGGGCCACTTCTTCAACTGTCACAACTACTTGTGCTGCTGCGTCTTCCTGTTCTGCCAAAACATTGGCAGGTGTTCCTACGGGTTGTTCTGCTTCTTCCTCTGCTGAAGCTGTATTGGGGCCTTGGGTTGAGGGTTCTACGGGCCAAATAATCTCTTGGGGATCTAAACCTGCAAACGTTTGGGGAATATCACGCAAGATTTGACGATACACAGCCCATGCGTGCTGATCTACGGTGCAATCTGGAATCATTGTCCAATCTGATGCTGTCAGCGCAGCATTACGTTTGGATAGGGCTTGCTCCCAGGTATAAGGCTGTACATCGGGGTTAGGGAGGGGAATATTACCGTCTTCTAACCACTGAAGGTAGATTGTGTAATCGCTGTTGGATTTATCAGCAGGGATCCAGGCGTTGTCCGCTGTGCGGAGGATGCAGTCAGAAGTGGTGAGTTGGTAGGTCATTGGTTAAAGCTCGGCAGAGGCTGAAAATCCGTTATTTATAGCATTGGAAATCTGCGTTCTTCCGGCTGAAGATGCGGTTGCTCGAACTTGACTTCTAAGCGCAGAAATCGCTGTAAGAGCTGCTGCGCCAGTATTGACTGTAGATATTGATCCAATGATTGTCAAAGTTGGTGTAGCCCTCATTTGCACTGGATGAGATACAAAAACAATCCCATCCGCTCCGCTTGCTTGATAGTTGTCATATTGCAATTCATTATTTGCTGTCCACTGGCAGTAATACCTCTGCGCCAACGCCAACTCCGCCCCAAACGACCTGCTTTCAAACGTACTGCTAACCAAACCTAGCTCCAGTTGAACATTACCAATCGTCCACGTACCACTGATTTGCGCGCCAACAGTAAAGACAACTTCAACACCGGTCGTGGCGGCGGCGGGAATAGCGATGTTAGCTGTGTAACGCGTTACCGAGCTGGTAACTGTGAACGTGCCAGTTGCAATTTGCGTTTTAGTCGGAGTTCCAACCGTACCAAACGTATCTGCTGTAGTGGCGTAATAGGCGGTCCAGGTTACCGTTGTTAGAAGGGAGTTGGCAAGGTCAACGCCGAGAGTAGCATTACTCCCAGCAAGATCGTAAGAGTTAGTGACTTCGATACGTTGGCCAACGCCAACAGCTGTAACAGAAGCCGCACCTGTGATCTGCAAGCGGTTTTTAACCGCACCAGAACCGGCAACTTGCGCGGCTGTAACGTTTGCACCTGTGGAGTAGACATACCAGCGATCAACGGAAGGATAACCAGTGCTTACGGTTGGAACCGCAGTACCAGCAGTCACCGTAGCGGAAGTTGCACGTTGTGCAATTGTCATGCCGCCGTTAATAAAACGGTTACGGAAAGGCCCAACAACATTAAAGACGTTGCTGTTTAGGCCGTCAGCATCAATCTTAGTAAGTGCCATCAGGTCTGCTGTAGATAGCTAACTGTGATATCTAATGCGCTTGAGGTATCTGAACTTGCCCTGAGAACGTCGTTTGCTGTCATGATTACCTTGCTACCCGAGATCATCTCCAGGGAAGAACCTGCAGGGATCGGTGCATTTTTAATTAAGAATGCAGCATCACCTGTGTTGGGAAGCAAGTAAATGTTTCCATTTGCGCTACTGCCTGTTTTATTTGAAACCAGAATGCTAAGGATGATCAGCGTAGCCGTTCCTCCTGCAGTAACAACGTTAGTTGCTGAACTAGAAGTTACATCAGCAGTTGAAAGGCTGGACTTGGTACTTTTTGTGAATGTATTTGCCATGTCAGCCTAAAGCAACGATAAGGGCGAGGTTGTCAGTGGAGCTGAAGGGGCCGTTCACAGTTAAGCCTCCTGAAATCAGTACATTACCTGGGATGGTAATGGCACCTGTTGAGTCTATTGTAAGGCCTGCAATGCCGTTGGCAACTAGCGCAACCTGTCCGACGCCAGGGCTGTAGAGACCTGTGCTAGCGCTGTTAGCAAATTTTAAAGCACAGCTAGAGAGTGATCCAGGAGAAAGGCTTGAGTTTACAAAATCAGCGCGGAGTAACGGGTAACCTCCAACGGTTGAACCGTCATGCACAACAACTGTATCTGTTGTCGTGTCTACAGTAACTTCTCCAACGGCGCCTGTAAAAGCAGCCGTCTCAGCAGAAGTGCCTCGACGTAATTGTATTTGTGTTGCCATGGTATTATTTTACCGCAGTTGCATTCACTGCGTTTGTTTTACAAGGAATTTGCACTTAGTTGATTCAATCCTTTAGAATTACCATAACGCTACAACACGTGCTTTGGGCTACGAAATCATAATAGCTGCAGTTTCTGGCGCAGCCGGGGCTTTTGGCGGGATTCATAAAGCTTACAGCAATGCGCAGGAACGGCTAGGTCGTCGTTTTGAAAAAATTGAAAACGAACTTGATGCCCTCAGGAATACTGTAATGCATGACTACGTACTAAAGGAAGATTTTTTGCGTGAAATGCAAGCTGTGCATACCAAATTAGATCGTATCTTGGATTTTTTGATCAAAAATCCTCATTCTTAGACAGCAACCCACGACGTTGTTGTTGCTTTGTAAATATATAAAGCAGAAAGAGTTAAATCATAATGTAACTGACCGTCTACCGGGTTAAGCGGCGTACCTGCGGCAATTGATGCAACTGCTTTTGGCGTTTGCCATGCAGCCCCATCATAAATTTTTAAGATTTGTGTACTGGCGGTATCAAGCCAAGACTCCCCTTTTGATAAAAGTGTGTGGCCAGTGGGAGTTACGTTTGGTGCTGTGCTTCCCACAAAGGTTGGACCAACCTTGACCAAGCCGGTACTAGGTGAGGCTGTACTATCGGCAAAATACAGTCCAGGATCAGAAGGATTGTAGTTAATTGCAATCTCTGCCGCACCTAAACGAGTGGGCAGAGGTCTGTCATGTAGTAAAGAAGAGCGATTGTTAAGTATCTGATCAGCCATAAAAAATTACGCCCCGTACTCACCACAGTCTATAACAATATCTTTGATCACTTGAGGAGTGTAAGTTTCACAATCAATACTACTGATAGCATTTACTGGCGTCAACGGAACCCCGTTCAAGTACGCACCACAAACAATCAAGCCGAAGCGATAATCAGTTGCATAGTTAATTAAGGGTTCGTTTAAGAACCCAAATTTTGTGCTAGAAACAAGTGTCGGCTCCAAGTTAACAACCTTGCTTAAAACTGAAATTAAACGTTGTGTACTGTTTTGTAAAGTGCCATTATCACTTAAGTTACCGTTAGCATCGCGCACTATATTATCAGTCAACAAAGATGTCAGAAGAGTTGGTTGATAATTAGCTACGGAACGCGGTTGGTTTTTAAAATCAAGTGAAGTTGTTGTGCCTAACCAAGTTTTACCCATTCTTAACATGGTAAGTCTCTCTGCATTTTTATACGCTCTGCTGTTTTCTTTTGTAAAGTTTTTGTAAAAAGTGTCCGAGTCATCGCCGGCGGGGTGATCACTTGGTTCAAGTAACCAAGTCTCCATGTATTTATGTTCAGTTATATTTGTAACAGTGCAATAGCCTGATGTAGTTTGTGAATAAGGATACACAATCACAAAGTTGTTTGCGTCAATAACCTGGTTAACTAAGTACCCACCGGACAACGCCGCCCCGCTGGTAAACTCAAGTGATACCCTAGTGTTAGCAGTGACGTTGTGGTTATTAACAGTGACTAAGATGTTAAAACTGCTTGCTTGGTTATATGTTCCCGTTAAATTAATTACCGCATTTCCTTCGTCATGAACCATTGAAAAGAAAGCTGCGTAAATATGCTTGCACCAGCGCATTTGATAATACAATAGTTCTGTATAACAGTTATCTTTATTATCCTCATAAGTAGGCAGTTGGTAAAAGTTATTAGTAGATATATAACCAAGATCGCTGAAAACACCGACGCTTTCTCTCCTGTCAGTTATGCTGTTGTCTTTATTTAAGGTCGTTCCAGGCTTGACTGAAGTCAACGCTGTGCCCGGAAAACGCTCTTTAGTGTTACTTGAGTAAAAGTTATATCCTTCCCTTCTAGTAAAATCTTGACAACTGCATTGATAGCGTACTTCTGATGTCAAGAAATAGCCAGCATAAAACCCTCGATGTGCTGGATTGGTTAATCCGATAATTCCCTGAGTTGTTTTTGCCCCGTAGCTATCGTTACGTTGAAAAACAATTTCAGTATTATTAGTATCAATAGCTTTTACTGTATAACCAACATAATCGTCATAATTGAATTTTGCAACTAACCGATACACAAGTGCAGCACCGCTGGTTGAGCCTGTTGCAATTGTTGTAAGTGTAAAGACAGAAGAAGAGGTTACGGTAATTGTATATAGTCCAGAAGATGCGTTTCCTGTAGAGACATCTAAGTTAATTTTGTTTCCAGTGAATAGTCCGTGATTAGTAGCGCAAGTTACTGTTACGGTGCTGCCAACTCTTGCGTAAGTTGCAACAACACCTGGGTCGCTTTCGCTGATGCGATCTGTGAATCTTTCTCCAACAATTGAAAGCGCTGGTGTAGGCAAGTACCGGAGCTTTGTCCTAATTTCAATCCAGCGAGTGTCATTGAATCCGGTGGAGAGTGCAACAGAAACATTGCCAATTGTCGTTACAGGAGCTACAGCAGTGCACGTAAAAGTATCTGCTGTCTTAGAAACAATAGGAAGCGTTGCAGTAGTTGCCGTGCCACTAAGAATTGCTAAGTAAATATTGTCTCCGGGTTGGAAGCCGTGGTTCGCGTAAGAAACAGTGATAGTTGTGCCCGTTTGGCTATAAGGCATAATTGCAGCAACGCCTAAATAACGTACCGCAATAATAGGAAGACCGAAGTTATAAAAGTTTAACGAGTTGGCATCACGAACAGTTACAGTATGCTCGCCAGTTTCCTCTGAACTGCTTGGGAAAGTAAAGACCCTGGCAGGGATAAACACACCGGGGTACTGTTGAAACGCACAATAAAATCTGTAATCACCTACTGCAGCGCGATTTATTGCTGTGGAGCCGAATACACTTTGTGTTGTTGTGTACAGCTCATAGCCACGACGCCACCGCGACCACAGTGCGTCCCTGTCATAAAAACGGATGCGACTTCTGTACTCGCTATTTTTAGAGGAAAAACTATAGGGGTTGTCAAACTTGCTAAGATCTACGCGTAACTTCTTTTCAGGACCTTCAAATCCTTTTGAAAAACTGCCGTCAAAGTTAATCTTTTGGCTGTTAAACGAGTTATGCCCAAAAGCCACTGTTCAACTCAATAGTATCCAGCTTCCACGTTGACGTAGAACCCGTTCGTCAGTGAGGTTGCACCGCTAAATGCTGCGTACAAAGATTGCCCGCGCTGAAGCGTTAGGCCCCGAAGTTTAGGAGCTGTGGTGCTGTTTGCGCTGGTAAAGTTTGCGCCAGCCTGAGCAACCGGGCGGTTAATCAATGGAAGGATATTCTGCTCAGTTAAGCTATAAGATTGATTATCGTAAGTTGCAGGAATACTTGCAACAAACAAAGGAAAGAATTGGTTAGTAAGAGTTACCGTACTTGTCGACACCAGGTAGAAACAGATGTCAATAGGTAGATAAACATTGACGTTACCTGAAGTCGTAGCCGAAGTTGCGCTTGTCCCTGTAAACGTTGTGGGTGTAACAGCAGTAACAGTTAGAATCTCATCTACGGCTGTACCACTGGTGTAATCCAGGTAAGCTTTCTGCCCAACTTGCAAGTTATGGTTTGAAAGC